GCATTTCAGTAGCCATAATTATTTCCTTTTAATCCATGTATCTGGTGTCATATGGTGCTTTGCAACAAAGTCATCGTGTAGCTTTTGTGGTGGTATTTTGTGTTCTTTAGATATGTGTGCCATTAACTTGTCTATTGAGTGATAGTCTGTCTTAGGTAAGGCAGGCAGATTGGTCTCTAAGCTAAGGACTGCACCACCTTTAGCTAACTTCCTGTCTGCCAGTTCCATAAACATGGTGTCAGGGTTACTACTGATAGACACACTTCCACCACGTTTCATTTCAGGCTCAGGCTGTGCTTCTCTAATTGCTTCTGCACCTAAGATTGGCAAAGGCAAATGGCCTCCATAATAAAGCTCACGCCAATCACTTTTTTTCATTACTGGAGAATTAGCTTGTGTGTATCCTGCATTCTTATGTGCTTGCAATGCATCAGCCATTTCAGACCATGATTGCCTTGGAAGCTTTCTAAAGTCTGGGTGGGCAAACTCATGGGGTTCAATACGCCCACGATACATATCCCATTTACGCCATTGCTCAGGAAACAACTCTAATATTGGATTTTGACCTCTTGACTGATCAACATAATCAACTACTTTGCTGTAGAAAGGATTGAAATCTTGAAATGTTTTAGGCTCATAAGCAAGTTTTTCTGGTGTTGCAACACTAGGAATATCATTGAGTTCACCACTCTTCAATCTATACATTCTTCCCATTTGTGTGCCACCAATTACGTTTATGGCGGCATCTTCTACTTTATTAGGATCTGCTTCTAATATTGCTTTTGTAGTAGGTTTAGTACCCAAAAGTGCTGACATTCTTCCCCTAAATGCCTCACCCACATCTGGATCATCCAACATTTGTTTATATGAGTTTCTGATCATATGCAAGTCAACAGCAGAAGTGTTGGCCTTTTCGAGGTCTAACCATGGTGTACCTAAAGATGCAGTCTTTGGCCCAAGACCCGGCACCTGATTCATAACCCTTGTGGTCACATCCCTCATAGTCTCATTAGGCTGAAGCTTAAACATTTCAGGTTTATCTAATATTAACTTAGCCAATACTGCCTGATTACCTAAATCTGCTGTACCTGAAACACCCATACCACCACGACCTGCGGCTCCAGTGCCCAATTGCAAATCAGCAGTCTTAGATAAGTTTGGCTCTCCAACACGACCTGCTAAAGCCTTTAGCTCATCCATGTTCACAAGTCTAGCTCTTTGTGCTAAGAACTCGTTGGGAGTCAATGGAGCATTTGGAGACAATAGAGCAAAGTTCAGCCTATTGAACATATCCACTTCATCTGGATTTTCAATCTTATGCGTCCTAATGAACTTCTTCATCAATTGATCATGCACATCTTTGGGCAAAGAATTTGGATCAATATTCATTGCCTTGATCTTGAACATATCAGGTATGGTAAAAGTGCCCTCAAGACCGCCGGGAATCTTCACCTCTCTGCCCGTAGTCAAGTCAGATATACCAAGTGGCACATCAGGGCTGACACTCATATTGACACCATGCTTGGCACCCCATTCAGCCCATTCTTTCTCAGAGGCTTTAGGGCCGGGGGTTCTTGCAGGCTCTGCCCTATATCTATTTCTATTTGCCAATGCTTCTTCTACTGAGCTAACAGGTATTTGCTCCAATCCCTTGGCCTTAAAAACAGGGTTTGTCATCATAGAACGAGCAATGTCTTCTTCTTTACCTGTAAGCTTGGCAACTTCTTTCATCGATCTAGGAATGCCACCACTCTCTTGAATTTGCTCAAAAGCCTTTTGATAAGCATCAAATTCCGAGGGACGGAGACCTAATGACTTTGCTGTTTTAGGCTTAATCACACCTGCATTCATGTCCATCATGGAATTGGTCGCTTTGTCAGCCAATTCATTGAATGCTTGTCTATTTGTGATTTTGAGTGGATTGCGTGAATCACCAAAAGCTTGGTTATGCAAGTCTGCAATTTGCTTTTGATTGTCAATGAGTTGACCAGAAGCTTGTTGCACCACTCCAGATGGATTAGACAAAAGGTCTTTGAGTTGGCGTTTAGCCCTATCGCCAAAGGAATAAATAGCGGGCAAGACACCGCTTAGTAGTGCATCAGCCATTCTGACCTCGTAGGGTGGGAATACACCTATTATGACTAGGGTTTGGGTTTTGGTCTACCTTACTGTGCATAGGGGTTGCCTTTGGACTTAGCCATTCCTGAGTCCACATAATCGTCTTCATCGTAGTCATCTGGCCTTGGCCCATCAACATCTAACCATCCAGTGTCCCTTAGGAACCTCAAAGCTTGGGTCATGGCATCTACATAATCATCGTGAGCAGACTCAGGGAAGGCGCAGACTTGGCTGACCATGCCTTCTGCCCAGTCTTTGACAAAGCCCTTGTTCTTACCACTCTCAGGTATCCAGACTCGACCATGAACTATGACAGGGCTGACCACATTGAGCCTTTGGACTTTGTCGATGCGACCCGGGTTATAAGCCCGAACAGGCAAATGTGCTCTCTGAAGGTCTTGGATCAACTGAATGCCTGCTGACTTGTCCTCCACTAGTATCAAGTCCACCCTCTTCTTGTCCTTACCCTCGCCAAACACCACCTCGAACTCTTCTTTGACCTTGGGGCGTAGATCAGGGTACTGGAGTCTATCTTGCCAACAGTCGATCACCATGGCACTCATTGGGCCATCAGTGGGTTTAAAGACTCCAAGGGTTATACAAGCAGTGGCATCGTTCTGAGTCTTCTCTGAGGTTGCACAGTCGTAGCTTTGGACAATGTACTCAAACTTAGGGAAAGCTTTACCAGAAGGCCAAAGCTTGAACATAGACCTCTTAATGATGCCAGTGTCCTCAGGATCTAGGATTTCAGCATAAATCTCTTGTTTTCCTAATTTGGTGCCTTCGTATTGGAGGATCTGCTTTCTGAATGAGGGTGCTAAGTTAGCTAGGTTAGTGTAGGTCGAGGCTGTGGTCACCACCACATCATCCCCATCCCTACCTACCAAGTCCACGATCAAGTCCTTTGGTCTAGGCGTAGTGGTGCAGATTATCCTTGTCTTGGCGCCTAGGCGTACTGCAAACTGGATTTGATCCCAAGCGTCTGTGATGTAGTCCCATGCGGCTAACTCATCGCACCAAGCACCATGCCACTGGCCTCCCCTGAAACGCTCAGGCTCTGAGGCAGGGATACCCTTCAGTAAGGAGCCATTGGTCAGGTAAAGCTCGTGAAAGCTCTTGTTGTAGTCTTTGATCAATTCTTGGGGGATAACATTCAGGAGTCCAGAGTCCCCCTCAAACATGGTTCCCCTCACGTCACTAGAGGTAGGGCCTGCACATAGCCACCTAGAGTTAGGAGTCTCCCATGCCCACCTTCCAATTGTTTCTGACGCTGTTCTGGTCTTCCCTGCCCCCCTACCTGCTAATAGGAGCCAAATGTTCCACCAATCCCCTGAAGGGACAATCTGATGGTCATGGGCGTTGGCTAACCAACTCATGTGCCATTTGAAGGCTGTAAGCTCCTCTAGGGATAAATGATTTAGGTTTGCCTGAAGTTCTGGGTTCTCTAAGTATTCTTGAATGTCATCCAGAATGTCAGTCTGCATTTTTCAACTGACGCTTGAGTTCGATGTTCTTAACCAAGTCAGCCACCACTTCCTTGGCTTTGACATCTATCGTCATATGACCATCCACTTGACCAGTGTGATCTAAACGAGCTAGTTTGGGAATGTGATACTCCACTACGCTCTGGAAGAGTTCAAAGGCTTTGGCAGGATTGGGCTTGATCTCATACTCTGGGTCTCCATCAGCTACCTTGTCGAGCCACTCAGTGAGCCTATGAGCGTTTCCATCCACAAATGAAGCTATGGCCTGCCTAGCCTCTTGCGTAGCCTTGTTGGGCGTTCCTACCTGTCTACCACCTGTTTTCTGACCTACTGTCATGACATTACCTCTAAGTTAATCTACTTCAGATAAATTAGTGGATGCTAACAATAATATTGGGTCATTGTTGCATTCCCTATCTAAAGTCTTATGCAGTATGTAGTTTAAATGATTATTATCCTTGTAGCAATCTCTTTTGTAATGATTTATTGGTCTCTTTGAGTTCTTCGAGCTTTGTACTTGTTTCTGAGAGTTTGTTTTCGAGGAACTGAAGTCTTGCTTGGGCGTACTGTACCCAATTCATCCACTCTAAATCGCTGACCTCTTCTGTTTTTGGCGTTTTTGGTACTGGTGCCTTAGTAGTCTTTGCGTCAACTACAATTTGAGTTGGAACCATTATTTTGGATTTTTTTATTAAAGGAGTCTTAATTGATTCAATAGTCGATGTTTTTGTCATCTTTAGTTCTCCAAATTATACCACAAATGTTATTTACTGTCTCTGAGAAGGTATGCGATTTCTTATGGCCTCTACAGCATTCTTGAGGGCTGTGCATACCTCACCTTCATCTTCTAAGTCTGCCAAGCTTTGAACCCTCTCTGCACAAGCCTCACGCTCAATCATTACTGCTGTCTTTGAAGTATCAATAGCTACTGCCATGATCTCTGCCATCTTTTGGCTTAACTTTTCGTTAAACTCGTGCTCAGTGAATAACTGCTGACCAGTCCCTTTAGCTAAAAACTGCCTTTGGAAGTCGCTCATTGGTTTGCTCATTTGCCATCCCTTAATCTTTTGTTAATTGTATCATGTGTTCTTATCCTTGAGTCTAAGTTCTACTATTTCAATCAGTTTAATTGCATTAGATGTTTTAAATTTTTTCATCATTTCAATTTTGTCTTCTGCATCAAGACCAGTAAACTTTTTCTTAGGATT